GGTACTGCTTATAGTAATGCCGTCTCCGTTGCTGCTTCTGATGCAACCACTAAAGCTGGTACTGCTTATTCTAATGCTACAGCGTTTGCTGCCAACGCTTCTAATATTAGCTCAGGAACTTTATCTGCATCCAGACTTCCTGCAACATATCTAACAAGTGTGACAGGTACAGCTCCTGTTGTTTCATCTGGCGGTAGTACTCCAGCAATCTCTATGGCGGCTGCCAATTCTACAGTTGCTGGTTATATGACAACGGCATATGCCAGTAAGTTGAACGGTATTGCTACGGGTGCAACAAATGTAACAAATAATAATCAGTTAACAAACGGTGCTGGTTATATTACAGGGTATACAGAAACTGATACTCTTGCAACAGTAACTGGACGCGGCTCCAGTACAACTGTCAACAGTATTGCTATAGGAGATAGCGGAACTGATACTGGTCTAAGAATAAATCACGGCGCTGGGGTCAGCGACTATGCCCGCCTTCGCTTCTATCAAGCAGGAACAAATAATCAAACTATTCACGTATTTCCTACTACCTGGCAGGGAGGTACTCTTGCAAGTGCTTCGGCTGGAGCAATTAATATCCAAGGGGTAAACGGTGCTACGTTTGGTCCTTGGAACGCCCCAGATATGTGGATTGACACGGGTGGTATTTCTCAATCAAGAGTAAGTTCACGAGCACCAATCTTTTATGATTCAGGTAACACTGGTTATTATCTAGATCCAGCTGGTACATCCATTTTAAACAATCTTGATGGCCCGGCGCTAAATGATTCGCCGCTTTATTTACGTACCAAAAGCGACACCAATCACTATTTGTGGAACGCGGCGGATGATTGGGAAGAATTGGTTGCGTACCATGGTACAGGTTTCAGAGTTATAAGCAGTGCTAGCTATGGAACGTTAATGACGTTTTATGGTGGATCAAACGGGAACTATGTTCTTACTAATGCCGGCTCAATGCGTGCTCCGTTATTCTATGACTCCAATGACACAGGTTATTATATTGATCCAAATACTACAAGTGACTCCGCACTAAGAATTCGTGGTGGTGCATTGCATGGACCAAATGTAACTTGGTCATCTTATCTTTTAGTTGGTGGTGATGGAAGACAAAATTACACTAATAGTGCCACAACCGCATCTGTTTGTTCAACAAATGGCAATTTGCATATTGATTCTGCAAGTGGGTTTTCTACTCACATTAATTGGTATGACGGCACGGATCTTATTGTTGGGGCCGGAGATAGTGCTTCAGGAAGATTTTATGTATATGGAAGCAGTAACTATTCATATGCAACGGGATCAATGCGTGCACCACTTTTCTATGACTCCGGCGACACTGCTTATTACTTAGATCCAAGCGGTAATTCAAATCTTTCTACAACTATAACGGGTGTAGCGTATTTTCGTTCAGATAGAGACACGTCTAGCAGTAGTGCTCCGTTACAGGCGTATTCAAGCGGAGGCGGCGGTGCAACCATGGCGTTCCACCGTGGCGGAGTTTACGCCATCAACTTTGGTTTAGATTCGGATAACGTAATTCGTTTTGGCGGTTGGAGTGCGGGCGCAAATCGTTTGCAGATGGACATGTCCGGTAACTTGACCATGGCGGGTAACGTAACCGCATATTCCGATATACGATTAAAAGAAAATATTGAGGTCATCTCCGATGCTTTACAAAAAGTAAAAGCAATAAGAGGTGTGACATTCACCAGAAACGATCAAGACGATAAAATTAAACGTCATACAGGTGTAATTGCACAAGAAGTAGAAGTTGTTATGCCAGAAGTTGTGAGTGAGGACAATTCAGGAGTAAAAAATGTGGCTTACGGAAACATGGTCGGTCTTCTTATCGAAGCTATTAAAGAACAACAGAAGCTAATAGAAACATTGGCAGAAAAAGTTAAAGTACTGGAGAGCAAATAAGATGGTTGTCAAAATAGTTAATCTGGTATATACTACCACATTCATATCTAAGCAGGTGAAATAACATGCCTATTGTAGCATCAGGCGCGTTCGGTCTTTACGACGTAAACATTGTTTTACACAGAAGTGGAACAGCAACAATTGAATTAAACGACTCTGAAGTCAGAACAATGGCTGGCGCGGGCGGTTCTGGAACAATCATATATATGAATGACTTGCATGGAAAAACCAAGTACTATGCGGGTACATATACAACGTATCAACCTTGGGGTGCGTTTTCGTACACAGGATACTACGCAGGATAAACAAACCAACATTCTAGGAGAGAATAATGGCAATTACATATACATGGAAAGTAACTGGTCTTAAGACTAAAAACGAAGGCGACTTCGAACACGCAGTCGTTCAGACATATTGGCAAAAGATTGGTACAGACGGAAACGGCCACGAAGGAACGTTTTCTGGTGCCACACCTTTTACAACAACGACAATGCCCGAAGGTCAAGACTTTGTACCTTTTTCTGAACTAACAGAAGAAATGGTCCTTGAGTGGATCAAAGCTGTTGTTGTTGGTTCTTATGCAGAACACGTTAACGGTAAGATTCAAGAACAAATTGATCAGCACGTTAACCCTGTTGCAGAAGCACAAATGCCATGGGCACCACCTTCTAGCAATACCCCACCACCTGGCACACCTACTTAATTTTTCGTCATTACTAAGGAGTAAATTATGACACAAGAAGTTCAACAAGAACAAACGATTGATTTGAAACTGACTGTTGCTCAACTGAACACAGTTATGGCAGCACTTGATGAATTGCCACACAAGCACTCACGTCGCTTGTTTGATGAAATCATGCGCCAGGCCGGTGCCCAGGTTCAGGCTCAACAACCGCAAGGACCAATGTCCGACAAGCTGCAATAAGCAACTAGTTTCTGGATTGATAAATACAGCCATAAAGGAGATTTTATGGCTGTTCCTACTTCTAGATCCCTATTCAAAGAATACTGCTTGCGTAAACTGGGTAAGCCAGTGATTGAAATTAACGTTGATGATGATCAAGTAGAAGATCGTATCGATGAAAGCTTACGTTATTATTGGGACTATCATTTTGATGGTTCCGAAAAAGTGTACTACAAACACGCAATAACAAGCGATGATAAAGTAAACAAATACATCACGCTTCCCGAAAATATCATCGGTGCAGTTCGTGTATTTCCTATTGGTGATCCGTCTATTCGTTCGGATGATATGTTTAATATCCGCTACCAAATTGCATTGAATGATCTGTACACACTAACAGCATACTCGATGATTCCATACTTTATGGCAATGCAACATCTTGCATTGATATCGGAAATGTTAGTCGGTCAGCAACCTATTCGTTATAGTAGACACAAGGATCGTTTATTCGTTGATACGAAGTGGGATAACTATAATGTTGGTGATTTTCTTCTTGTTGAGGCATATGAAGTAATTGATCCTGATACTTTTACTGATGTATGGGGAGACCGTTGGCTACAAAACTATTGTACAGAGAAGATAAAATACCAATGGGGATCCAATCTAACAAAGTTCTCTGGTATGCAACTTCCAGGTGGTGTGCAGTTTAACGGAGAGAAAATTTTCAACGATGCACAACAAGCGATCGAGAAAATGGAAGAGGAAATGATTCTCAACTATAGCTTGCCAGTTGCTGATATGATAGGTTGATAACTTGGCTACTAATTTCTTCTTTAATAACTTTCAAAACAGTCAGGAACAGATCCTGATTGAGGATTTGATTATAGAGTCTATAAAGATATATGGACTCGATATGATCTATGTTCCTCGTAACCCTGTAAGTATCGATGTCGTATACGGCGAAGATCCTCTTCGTGAATACTTACATGCTGTTCCGGTTGAAATGTATGTTAAGAATATTGAAGGTTTTGCTGGCGAGGGTGATTTCCTTTCTAAGTTTAACATTCAGATACGCGATCAGATTACATTCAGTATAGCAAGAAGAGTGTTTGCAGATGAAGTTGGTAATCTTGAAAGTATTATTAGACCACGAGAAGGTGATCTAATCTTCTTACCTCTCAATAAGAAACTATTTGAAATTAAGTTTGTAGAGCACGAAGCTATCTTTTATCAGCTTGGTGCTTTGCAAATGTGGGACCTCAAGTGTGAGTTGTTTGAATACAATAATGAATACTTCGAAACAGGTATTGAAGATATTGATAACCTGATGAACAAATACAGCCATGATTTGTCTTTACTCTCTATTAGAACTGAATCGGGGATGAATCTGACTGATCAGGATGAGTATATCATTATGCAAGAAGATTATGATATTAATGAAAACGATACCTTGGCGAATAATGACGAACTGGAATTGGAAGCCGAGTCATTACTTGACTTCTCCGAGCGTGATCCTTTCAGTGAGGGAACGTACTAATGTTTGGACATACATTTTATCACGGAACAATTCGTAGATACGTTGTTCTATTTGGAACACTGTTTAACGATATTTACTTGAACCGTCCGGATACAACACATAATCAGATTAAAACAATAAAAGTACCAATTGCATATGGGCCAAGAGAAAAGGTACTTGCTCGTCTTACTGCTGACCCTAGTTTAGATAGACCGACAGCAATCTCATTACCAAGAATTTCTTTTGAGATGACTGATATTCAGTATGCACCAGAAAGAAAGATGAATACGATTGGTAAGCGCTATAAGAAGTATGGCGAAGATGCTGATGTAATGATGTACCAGTATAACCCTGTTCCGTACAATATAAACTTCTCAATGTCTATTATTGTCAAGAACACAGATGATGGTACTCGTATTATTGAGCAGATCCTTCCGTTCTTTACACCTGAATGGACAGCTACCGTACAATTAATTCCTGATATGGATATCTCAATGGATATTCCAATCATTCTGAATGACGTCAGAGTAAGTGATACATACGAAGGTGATTTTGAAACTCGTAGAGCGTTAACATGGGATTTAACATTTACGCTGAAAGGCTATTTGTTCGGTCCGATTCGTAAAGGTGGAATCATTAAGTTTGCAAACAGCAACATTTTTTCTACACTTACCTCTAATACGCAACTATCGAATATTAATATTACACCTGGATTATTAGCAAATGGTGAACCAACTACCAATGCTACTCTTTCTATTAGTCAGGCACTAATATATCCTGACGATGATTTTGGCTATATTATTACAAAGACAAACTTAAATGAATGATGATCCAATTGCAAACACTCTTGACATTACCCCTCTAACTCAGTTACCCGTTGTCAACAAATACGATGACAATCAGGTAACGGATGACTTTGAGTATGCAAGGGGTAATATGATTTCGGCGATTGAAAAGGGTCAAGAAGCATTAAGTGGTATTCTTGATGTTGCAGGAATGTCTCAACATCCAAGAGCATACGAGGTAGCTGCGACTCTTGTTAAAACTATTGCTGATGCCAATAAAGATCTGCTTGAGTTACAAAAGCGCAAGAAGGATCTGACAGGAGTAGGACCAAATCCAACAACAGTTAATAATAACTTGTTCGTTGGTAGCACTGCTGAACTGCAGCAGTTAATTAGAAAGCAAAATGAGCAGAGTAAATGAATCGTATCTAGGTAATCAAAACCTAAAACGTTCGAATGTAAAGCACACATGGTCTCCACACGAAGTACAGGAGTGGATGAGGTGCGCGGAAGATCCTGAATACTTTATTGAGAAATACGTTAAGATTGTTAACGTTGATCGCGGTTTAATTAACTTTGAGCTCTATGAATACCAAAAAGATATTGTCGATCTAGCTGTTAGCGAGCGTTTTGTTATTTGCAAAATGCCTCGTCAGTGTGGAAAGACAACAACATTAGTTGGTATTATGTTGTGGTATGTTCTGTTTCATCAGAATTACAACGTTGCTATTCTTGCTCATAAGATGCAACAAGCTCGTGAGATTCTTTCTCGTATTCAACTTGCATATGAGCACATTCCTAAATGGCTTCAACAAGGTATTATAGAGTGGAACAAGGGCAACATAGAATTAGAAAACGGATCGAAAATCCTTGCATCTGCAACTTCTTCAAGCGCAATTCGTGGTGGATCTTTCAACCTGGTTTACTTGGACGAGTTTGCGTTCGTTGAGAATAACATGCAAGAAGACTTCTTTGCTTCTGTATACCCAACAATTTCTTCCGGTCAAACAACAAAGGTGTTAATTACTTCAACACCTAACGGTCTTAATATGTTCTATAAGATCTGGACCGATAGTGAAGAAGGCAAAAATGATTACAAAAGAATTGATGTTCACTGGAGCCAAGTACCTGGTCGCGACGAAAAGTGGAAGATTGAAACAATTCGTAACACATCGGAAGAACAATTCCGTGTTGAGTTTGAGTGTGAATTTATTGGTTCATCACATACTCTAATCAGTGCAACAAAACTTAGGTTATTGAGATCAGTTAAACCAGAAGCGTTGAATGAGGATACAAGAATCTTTATGCAACCAATTGAAGGTAGGCAATATGTTACGGTTGTTGATACATCTCGTGGTGTGATGGGTGACTATTCAGCTTTCATTGTGTTTGATGTATCCGAGCTTCCGTATAGGGTGGCTGCAACATATAAGAACAATATGATCTCGCCATTGTTATATCCAAATGTTGTTTTCCAGTTATCTAATCATTATAACAAAGCATACGTTTTAGTTGAAACAAATGATATCGGCGAACAGATTGCTAATATTCTACAACATGATCTCGAATATGAAAATGTGTTAACAACTGTCAATAACGGCAGAAGTGGTCAAGTAATATCTCCCGGATTTGGCCAACAAACTAGATTGGGTGTAAGAACAACGAAAGCTGTTAAGCGTATTGGATGCATGGGCCTCAAAACCCAAGTTGAAAGTGATAAACTTTTAATTAACGATGAACGTATATTGTACGAGCTGTTCCGTTTTGTAAATATAGGAGACAGCTACGAAGCAGAAGAAGGCCATGATGATTTGGTCATGTGCTGTGTTCTTTTTGCATGGGCAATGGAGCAGTCGTATGTTAAAGAGTTAACAAGTGTTGATCTACGTAAAAGACTAGAGGATGAGAACGAAGATGCAATGGAAGAGAGTCTACTGCCCTTCGGTATTGTTAATAGAGGTGATTTATTAATACAACCAATGATTGCTGCTAGAAAAGGTGATGACTCGTGGTTGTTCGTTGGTGATGACGATTTTGATCAGTCGATGCTAGAGAAAAATGGCTCGTATGGTTGGGCCCATTAGAAACCATAGAATTATAAATACAAGGAACCAAATTTTTTGTTTCCTACATAAATAAAACCTCAGAGGGGAGAT